ACCCGAGCGGCTGGATAAAATAGAGGAACGTTTAAAGGGTGTTGAGTACGAGGTTAAAACTAATGGAGGCTCAAGTATTAAAGACGCAGTGAAGCGTATTGAGGACCATCTTTACTCTATAAAGTAGCGCACCCCCAGCTAGGACGGTAACCGGGGGTGCAATAAATTCTATCACAGGGGTTTTGGTTGAAGTAAGCCCTTAGTTTCAAAGTAATAGTACCCGTGGTTGTAGGCGTCTACGTCGTGGCTTTTGGAGTGGTTGCTGGGTCGTTTAACCCCGCTGTGTAAAGCCGCGACTGTTAGGACGTTGGCAGGCTGTAAAAAGAATTTTGCTCCGACACGTCTGGCATAAGCCTTGAGTGCGCCTATAATTTGTACAGCAACAAACCTGCTGCCTGTCTGCACCATTTGTTTGCCTTGCCTTAGGCGGTAGTCTTCGCACACGACAGCCGTTACATTCTCTAATATTTCTAATTTGTCGAGTAGCTCGTCCTGAGTGAGTGCTTCACGTTCAACAAATTCGCCCGCGTCGCTCCAATAAGCAATGCCCGTAGTTTCTCCGGGATCAACACTGATTACCACAAGTGACCTTTGTTATCGAGGCAATGGTTTGCTGCCATTTCTTCTTCACTGTCAATGTATTTGCAATGAGGGCATTCGTAAGTAATTACTATCATTATCCGTCCTCCTCAGGAACCCAGCTATCTACCTCTACTGCAAATCGAACATCAAAGTTGACATCGCCCGTCACCGAGTTTACGTCTTCCATTGTTGTCCGTATCTTATTCATGTATTGGGGTACTGCGGATTCCTTAACTTCAAATGTAATGGAGTCGTGGACTTGAAGCAACATACGACAGTCAGGTCCTTCCAATTCTTTAAAACATTTGACCATGATCCGTTCAACAATGTCAGCTGCTCCTCCTTGGATAACACTGTTCATTGCTTTGTATCCGTCGTTACGGTTTTCAAAGTGTCGTTCTCTTCCTGTCCATATTTTGATTCTCCCTGACTGTTCTACTTTGGCTGTGCATCGTTCGTTGAATTGGCGAAAGTTTGGGTAGGTGGTGAAATAGTTTTGCCTGATCGCTTTTGATTCGGCTTTGGTGACGTTGAAGGCGTCCATGAGTCTTTGCTCACCGGCACCGTATTGCATTGAGTACACAAGTGTTTTGGTTTCGTGGCGTGACATGCCTAATTGTTTTGACATCTCTGTGAAGATGTCCCTGCCCTCGTTGAATACTGTTTTGAGTTCTTCTTCTCCTGCGTAGGCTGTGGCTAGGCGTAGTTCGAGTTGGCTGAAGTCTGCGTTGATTAGTTCCCAGCCTGGTTCGGGAATAAAACAGTCTTTAACTTTTCCGTTCCATGGTTTGTCGGATGATTTGGGTATTTGCTGCAAATTGGGTTCGGCGCAAGAAAGACGCCCCGTAGCAGTCCCGTGGAGGCGATAACTGCACCTAAGTCGACCATCCACATCAAGTAGGTCAAGATAGGGCCTGTACGCGGCGCTGACGGCTTTTTGCCAACCTCTGAACTCTTTTATTTGCTTCGCAACAGGGTTTTCGAGCTTTTCCAGCATCGAATCGTAAGCTAACATGGCTTGTTTGTCGAAACTAGGTGCCCCCGTTTTGACGCTACTCTTTACAACCGGTAACCCCAAGTCATCAATAAGGAGCTTTTTCATCTGCTTTGGACTAGCCGGGTTGATCCCCAAGCTTTTTTCTATCCGAGCCATGTGCTCTTCCCCCAGTTGTACATACTTCTGGGCAAGTTGTACATCAATATTTACACCGTGTCTTTTCATCGACAGGAGCACACGTACAAGATCTTGTTTGTGGGGCCAGATTTCTTCGGGTAGTTCTTTCCATTGCGGCATTTGACGAAGTAAATCCCATAGCCTCCAGGTTAGTTCGGCGTCCCTGACGGCATAATCCCACATCATCTGCCAAGTGGTATTTTCCCAACCTGTTTTCTTTTCTTTATCGATGGCGAGGTCTTTGACTTTGCCTTCGTCTTTTAGGTAAAACTGTGCAAGAGAATCTAAGCCTTTGTTGTATGGTTTGTTTTCGTTGATAAGGTGGGCAACTGTCGGAACGTCAATAAAATATAGTTCTGAAGCTATAATCCCAATTGTTTCAAGCGACAGCAGATCAAACTGTGCATTACAAAAAACAAGTACAGTGCCGGGCCGCTCAAGCACATACTTTAGTTTGTCTAAAGTTGATTTGCTGACATTCTCACCAACTTTATGCTGGACCGGGAAGTAATGGCTGATGGGGTTACCGTCGATCACAGTGGCAATACTGACACCGATGCACACGTGTTCTTTACTGGCAACACTTAAGCCTGTTGTTTCAGTATCTACTGCTATTACTGCGTCGGGGTTGTCGTATAAAACTTGTAAAACTTTGAGGCTTTCCTCCTCTATGTCATCAAAGTTCAAAGTCGTTGTCCTTTGCAAATTGGTTGAACACTTTACCCATGTCTGTCGAGAAGCTCAGGTTTTCAGGGTTGCGGGTAATTGTGAACGGCTCAAAGGTGGGCCCGAGCCGGTTCTTGAGTGTGTCTACTTGCAGCAGGTTACCTTCAATTACTTTGAGAGATAACACGAAGTCGACGTCTGTAGTGATGTAAGTGGATCCGTACACATCCGACAGTTCCACGCCTTTCTTTTGACCATCGTTTGCTTTCTTGCGGTTGTGGTGGATCATCACCATGGCGCAAGAGTATTTGGCTCGGACAGTTGCGAGGTAGTGGATGAGGTTCTTGACTGCTTGTTCGTCGGTTAGTTCTTTAGAGCTAATCTTCTGTAACGAATCGATAACGAGAATGTCTGGCATGTGATCGTTCATTATCTGGTCAAAGAAAATTTGACCCTCGGGCGTGTCGAGATTGATTGGTGTGCCAAAGGGTGCCACAAGGAAGTTACGGTTCAGGGTGTTTTTATCCTCATATCCCTCACCAATAGTCGCCATAAAATGATTCAATGGGGCTGCTGACATCTCCAACGACAGAAACAACACCTTCTTATTACCCGCAACGTTGTTCCAGGTAAGAAACTTCTTCTCCCCTAAAGCCATGTGCGCCCCAAGAGCGATAGATAACTGCGTCTTGCCTGTCCCAGGGTACCCAGCGATCAAACCGAAGCCACCTTGGGCCAGGAGCCCGTCTAAGACCCATTCAATCTTGAACTCTGCATCAACAAAGTCTTGGTAACCATAAACCAGCTTCGACTCCCCCATCACAGGAGCCGTCTGATTAGCTGAACTTATCAGTTTAGTGAGGTCAACATTCTCCAACGAATTGTAACCATGCTTCTGTCGGGCACGATTCACGAAGTCAGTAAGCCTACGGTCCCGGTCACGGCGATGCTTATACTTACCCCAACGGTCATCAGCATCATAAAGAATCGCAGCAATCTGATCGTCCTGCCAACCCATCTCAGCCCCCAGATGGGCCAGCTCCGACATAGCAGCCGAACGATCCTTCTTAGGCGGCCCAGAAAAGTACTTGGCATCGCGGTTGAACTTGTCTGCCAGCTCGGGCGTCCACTTAGCCAGTGTTCGCACATCCTCCAACGACGGAAGCTCACCAAAAACTAGATCAGTACTAACAATCTTTCGTGCCGAGGGCACATGAGCAAAGTCCTCAAGACTATAACGGCTCTTCACGTTCCCACTCCTTCACAATCACGGGCATATTGCGTTTGTGATTAGTGGTACGAATGGGTCGAAGTATTTGATCTGCGTCCCAGCCTGACGTATCAGCGTGCATCACATAGGCTAATGCCCTGTTTTTATCTTCCAGCTCTTCAATATCCGACACAAACTCGTCCAGCTTCCAGTAGCAGTGCTCATGCCCTTCAATGGACGACTGAACAATCAATGTTGGCGGCGGTATAAAAATACTGCCTTCCTCCTCTTCTTGCGCCCACTCTTTTGGTGCGTTGCCGTCAAAGTCTACCCACAACATCCAACTACCCAACACGTTCTCTTTGGCTGGGTTAGCCGCCTTGAACAAAGCAGGTGAATAAAACACATTAGCTTTAATAGCAGACCACTTGAGGGTGTGTCGGATTACGCCTTCGCGTTGCCGAGGCCACTCAAACATGTACGGGGTCCACTTACCCTCATGCTCGACAGGCAAGTACACAAACGTAATTGTTTCCACAGTAGGGTTTTCACCCCAAATGTAGTTATAGAACTCTCTCAGTTCCGATGTTGCGTCAGTCATATCATCCGTCCTTGGTGGAGTGTGGCCCCGGAGTAAAGAGAGGTAAAACCTCCGGGGCCACTGCCCGCCGAGCTAGTTAAGCGAAGGGGTTACTAGCTGCGGTCTGGCGGGCTTTCTTCTGCGCCGGCTGGGGAGCAGCAGAAGTTTCGGTGATCTTCACGTTCTTGATGTTCTGAAACATCTTACCAGCGTTCTTGCCCTTACCAGCGTTGGAGTACAGCTGGAGGCTTCCACGAAGACCAATCAGGTCGTCACGATCAATGTCGTTGACGGCGGCACGCTCGACACCAAGGTCCAGCAGGCGAGCAACATAGTAGCCAAGCTTCTGGCGTTCCTTGTCCGTGATGTTCTCGGGGTCGGCGGGAAGTTCAAAGAGTTCGCTCTTCTTCTTGCCCTCTTCACCTACGAGGTACTCGATGATGACCCATGATCGGTCAGGGTAAGCTTGGCTTCCCTGCTTGACATAGACATCTCCGACAGTCATCTCATAGATCCCGTCCTCAAGGTCATACGATGGTGCTTCAATTTCGGAAGTATCAATTCCGTAATCATCCAACATTCCCATTTTTTTATCCTTTTCAGTGTTATCAGTTAGTTTCGCCTACAAATGCGGGCTCGTCTTCTTCAGTATAACCTTCAGCAACGGGCACGCCTTCGTCAGGCAGTTCATCTGAAGCCAAGGTTTTGGCTTCAGCTACAACACCCACAGAATCATTGCTCAGCCAGTCACTGACTACAGCAATAAACTCTTCGGGTGAAGTCATAAGGGGCAGCCCACCAATGCGTGATTTCGCATCGACAAGTGCCGAGGGGTGCGATTGCACCTGGCGTTCGTAAGAAGTGTTCTTACCAATGCCTTTGATCTCGGTGGTAACGTGTGCCGTTACGTGCATGAGCTTCTGTAGCCCATCACCGTTCTTAGGGGAGAAGCCAGGCTTGATGACCTTCATCTTGCGGTGGTCCACGATCTCCCGCTCATGTGCGATAAGAATAACGTGTACCCCAGACAGGTTTTGAAACATCTCCAAAGCCTTGCGACAGGCGTCACCGAGGGGCATGTACAAGCGAGCATCCAACACTCCGGTTGGAATCTCGTCACTTGTAGCGCCCACATCTTCACGATAAAGCTCATCCAACAGCATGTCTGCTGCAGTCGAGTACTCATCGATGACGACAGCTCCCACTTTGTCTAAGCCGTTCTCACCTTTAGCTATTGCGTTGGCGAGGACAGCGAAGTCGGCAAACTTTTTATAGTTCATCCGTACCACATCAGATAACAATCCTTCGTGGTTTTGTAGTGATACCCAACCTTCTTTAGTGTCGATGTACAACACTTTTTGGCCGGGTTTTACAATTTGTTTTGCCAGAGCGACAGATAGGACAGTTTTGCCAGTTCCAGGCTTGCCATAAAGCATTGCCATCAGATTCTTAGCTACTTTCTCTGTTCCAAGGTCAGCCATTCTCGACATTAGTTCATCAAGGCGATTAGTCATTAGTTATTCCTTCATTATTAGTTGTGACGAAAGATCGTCGTTCACGTACTTTATATTCAGTTTTGAGCATAAGCTCAGTGTTGCCACCCACCAACTCAGTAGAACAAATATCTTTGAAAGAGCATGACTGGCACACCATCTTGTTGGCTGTGCGGTAGGCACGTTTGCTCTGATCTTCAATATTTAGTTCTTTGAGAGCTTGTATCTCAGCCGCCACACCAATCTGCTCCGCAAACGTATTCAACACACGTTCAGCGTTAGGTTTGAAAGGCATAAAGTACTGCATCGAACTTGCTTCGGGTGTCTTCAGCTTCCGAGTCCTCAACATGTTATATGCACCATAAGCTACTGGGTAGTTCAAAGCACGCAACGCGCCGATGTATTTCGGAATTTGTGGCTGAAGATCTGTTTGGTTAGAAGTGTAGAAGTCGTACACAAACTTGTGATCGACAACAACTACGTTTCCTTCTTTGTCCCGCATGATGAGGTCAATGACGAAAGGGTAGCTGCCTTCTGTTGTTTCGTCATACATCAAACTAAACTCTTGCTCGACAGCCAACACTTGCCAACCGTTCTTTACCATGTATTCGTTAGCGAAGTAACCCCACTCTTCATGGAATAGCACGTCACGCAGCGAGGCCCTGTTGCTAGCATCCTCAAACCCGTCATCAACAATTTCCTGGTACTTGTGCTCAGCCAACACGACACCCTGATCGAACGCTACAAGTTGGTCTTCGTAAGTGTCGCCACTCTCAAACAAATACTTGTAAAAGGTTTCAAGGACGGCGTGCCCTGCCGTACCCATCGCCAAACTGTGGCTCGTGTTGATGCGCTGAATGCTCATCCCGTAGCCGTAGTAATGCTTTCTGCGGCACAACAGGTAACTGTCTACCTCTGAATGGCTAACACTAGGCATCGAGGCTGTCCGTCCTGTTGTTGTAGCTGTACTCCAGCTCCTGAGTCAGCTCAGCATACGTGCAAAACAATTTGTATGCGTCTTCGACATCTTCCAAAGCTCTGTGAACTGTCGGGCGTGTGCGTTCACCGTAAGAGTGAAAACCCTGGCTGTCAAAAAACATCCGCAGAGTACTGACATCAAAATGCCTGTGGCTAAGCCTCTGATCTAAACGCCACATCCAATTTTTGATAAAACCTCTGTCGAAGTGAACACTTGCTCCCGACAGAATTGCGGTTTCAATGTCGTGCTTGTCAAGCAGCTCAAGTATTTGATCTTCAGCATCTTCAACCATGATGGTGCCAAAAGACTCCATGTCTTTGATCAAACCGTTTTCAGTGTGCATTGTCTGCACAAATAAGTCTTGCTGCATCAGCTCCCACGCCATTTTGTCTGGTGTGATGATTACTGACTGAACCGGCTCCACAATTTCGTGGTGGTCAGTGAGCATCCAGCCAACTTCAATAATGCGATCATCGTCCGGGTCTAGCCCGGTAGTTTCTAAATCAATCCATAGTTGCATTTTCATTCCGTCCTTTCAATTTTGATAATAGCGTACCACACTATTCGGTGTCAACATTCACAAGCAATTTGTGTTTGTTTGACCACCATTCTTCGTTTTTTTCTATCTGCTCTGGGTCTGCCTTCGACGTCGAGTCGTGGTATTCCCAGTCGTGTTCCTCAAGAGGA